TTGGATGCGGCAACAAGATTGCCGTATAGAGGAATAGGTGTAGAGAACATAAAGGGTAGAAAGTCTGTTATAGTTGTATGGATAAAACATTGCCATTATGAGTGTGGAGGGTTATTGATAGGAGATAATGTTGTAAAGAGGAGTTTTGAACCGGATGACCCGTTGATTTTAAAGTTTAAGGCTTTTTTGTATGATTCTAAAGCGGTTATTAGTGATTATCCAGAGTTGGTTGAGTTTTTGCCTATGGAAGATAGAAAATGTAATTAAAATATGTTTATTTTTGTAATAAAGTTTATTACAAAAAATGATATTAAAAATAAAAAAGATTTATAAATAAATGAATGAAATAGATATAGTTAATTTTTTTCCAATATATCCAAATATAGAGGACGAAGGTGATAAATTATTGGATCCATATAAAGATAATTTTAATGATGTTATATATCATAAGAAGGAGTTTTATGATGAGAGATTGGATGTAACAGAGGATTTACCAAAAGTTGGTAGTGGTGAGTTGTTGAAACATCAAAGAATAATAGCTAGATTTATGTCATCTCATACACCTTATAATGGGTTGTTGTTAGTGCATGAGATGGGAACAGGTAAATCGTGTTCTGCGTTTGCTGTTACCGAGCAAATAAGAAGAGAAACTTGGAAAGAGCCAAGTGTAGATGAGTTAGAAAGTGTAGATTTGATGAGGAGAAAGGAGTTGTATAAGGAGAGAATGGATGGTGTGTTATTTAAAGGAGTTATGGTTATAGCAAGAGGAGATAATATAATAAATAATTTAATAACAGAGTTATCAGAGAAGTGTACGGCAGGACAGTATATACCAGAGTATAATACAGAAATAGAGAAGAAGATTAGAACAAAGAAGTTGTTGTCAAGTTATTATAAGTTTTTTACATTTGAAACATTTGCAAAGTATTTGTCTAAACTAAAGGATGAGTTTATAGTAGAGAATTTTTCTAATCGTATAATAATAATAGATGAAGCACATAATTTAAGGATGCAGAAGAAAAAGACTGGATTAAAGTCTGTAAATATATATGATGAGTTTTGGCGTTTTTTGCATTTAATTAAGGGTTGTAAGGTGTTATTATTGTCTGGAACACCAATGAAGGATAAACCAGAAGAGATAGCAAGTATTATGAATTTGATATTAGATGAGAAAAATCAGTTACCTGTAGGAAAGATGTTTAAGAAAGAGTATTTGGATACTGTTATACCAGATGTAGATGTTCCAGATGGATTTAATAAGTCAAAGATGGAGATATCTTTGGTAAAGGAAGATAAGAAGGAAAAATTAAAGGAGTATTTTAAGGGGCATGTATCATATTTGCGTGCTATGGTATCAAGTGTGAAAAAGGTGTATGTTGGGGAGAGTATAGGAAAGTTAAATTATTTTAGAGTAAGTGAAGATAATATGAGTGAGTATCAGAGTAAATATTATAGGGAGGCGTTGAATAGAGATATAGTAGCGGATAAAGATAAGAAAGATAAAGATAATGCAGCTGGAGTGTATAGTTTTTCAAGACAGGCAATATTGTTTGTATATCCTGGTGGATTGTATGGACCAGAAGGTTTTAAAAAGTTTGTTCCTGAGACAAAGACAACGGCAAAGAAGAAAAAGAGAAAGTTATTGCCATCTTTTGAGAGTGAGTTTAAGGGCACTACAGAAGAAAAGTTGGCTGTATTATCAAAGTATTCGTCAAAGTATGCGGCAGTGATACAGAATCTATTAGAGAATGAAGGAAAAAGTTGTTTTGTATATTGTGAGATAGTTCAAGGTAGTGGATTAATATTGTTTAAAGAGTTATTAAGGGTGTTTGGATATAGTGAGGCAACAGGAAGTGAGAAATTAAAAGGAAAGAGATGTGCTATATTATCAAGTGAGACAACTGATGCGAATAAGATAGCAAATATATTAAAGTTATTTAATGATCCAAAGAATATGAATGGTGAATACATTCAAGTTATATTAGGTAGTAAGATAATAGGAGAAGGTATATCTTTAAAGAATGTGTTAAATATTAATATATTAACACCGTATTGGAATTATTCTGAGACAGATCAGGCGATAGCGAGAGGAATTAGAGTTGGATCGCATAAAAATTTGATTGATTCTGGAGTAGTTGATCCGGTGATAGATATATATCAAAGGGTGTCAATGCCACAAGATAAAATATTGTCAATAGATTTATTTAAGTATGAGTTGTCTGAAAATAAGGATATAAGTATTAAGAGTGTAGATCGTTTATTGAAGGAGTCAGCTTTTGATTGTGCTTTAACATATAATAGGAATGTATCAACTTATGAAGGTATGAGGGAATGTGATTATATGGATTGTGATTATAAGTGTGATGGTGTAGAGTCGGTTACAGAGAAACCTAAAAAGTTGGAAACATTGACATATAATTTGTATTATTTGGATAAGCAGAGAGATATAATAGTGAAAAAGGTGAGAGAGATGTTTAGAGATAATTTTATACTTGATTTGGGAATAATAAGAGAAAAGTTGCCTGAAAATTCATTATTTGAGATAATTGTTTCTTTAAAGCTTATGATAGATGAGAGTTATGAGATAATAAATAAGTATGGTTTTATAGGGTATTTGAAAGAGGAGAATAATGTGTATTTTTTGGTGGATAGTTTGATAGCAGAAGGTAATTTTTTGTCAGAGTATTATATAGAGTATCCAACAGTTAATGCTGAAAAGAGTTTTAATAATATATTAGAAGATATATTGATTGAAAGTTTGCCAGAAATGTTGAAAAAGTTGATAGATTTAGAGGATGTTGAAGAATTTACTAAAAGTTTATATCTTTTTCCTGTAAATGTTTTACAGACATTATTGGAGGGATCAGTTGAGTCAAAGAATAAGGGAATAAAGATTGATAAAAGACATACTAATTTTAGGGATAGAATATTAAATTCAATGAAAGCATATTTAGTGGAGATTGAAGGAAATATTGTATCATCATTAAATAAGGAAGAGTTGAGATGTTTTGATAAGAGCACGTTAAAATGGGGTAATTGTGGAGTAGAAATGAGAGAGAAGTGGAGTAATATAAAGCAAGAAAAGGAGGCAGAAGTTGGTAGTAATGAGTATGGTTATGCTGGTGTGGTGAATGATAAGAATCCTGAAAATTTTTGTATTAGAAAGTTAGGAGATGATGTGAAAGATACAAGAAAGATAAGTACTGGTAAAATGTGTAAGACTTGGCATATAAGTGATTTATATCCAGTGATGATGAATTTAGGTATTGAAATACCAGATGAGCCGGAGATAAAGGTGGGTAATAAATTTAAGCCAATTTCAGGAATGAAGACTAGACAGATATACGATCAGTTAAAAGATGCTGGAGAATATGATGAGAATAATAGAGAAGAATATGTGAAGATGTTATATTGGAAAAAGGTGTTAAAGGGAGATGGAATGTGTAAAGAGATTAGAAAAGATATGGAGAGTAAGAATATAATTTTATCAGGAGATTGTGGGACTGCACATAAGAAGAAAAAATAAAAGTTTAAATAAAAAATAAAAATGATTTTAAAAAATCTAATTTTTAAAATCAAATAAAATATGAATACATTGGTAAAAAATATTGAAGCTAATATTGCTGTATTTTTTAATGATTTTATTAAACGTGTATCAGAAGCTCATAATATTCCTGTAAAAGATCTTGAAAACATTTTGAATAATGTAGAAGTAGAGTGTGTTCCAATTCCAGCAATTCCTAAGACTGTGAAAGTATCTTCTCCAAAAGTTGAAAAAGGAGAGAAAAATATGACTTGTAAGTATCTTTTTTCTAAGGGAGTAAATAAGGGTGAGTTGTGCGGGACTAAAACGTCTGGAGAATATTGTTCTAAGCATAAAGCCGCTAGTAATAAAGAATCTCCTTCTGAAGATAAGAAGAGGGTATCAAAACCTGCGGCGTCAAAGAAGTCTCCTCCAAGTTCTCCAACTAAGAATATTATTCTTCGTCGTAACAAAGATATTGGAAATAAGTTGTGGCATCCTGATACACAGTTGGTGTTTAAATCAACACGTGATAAGACTGTTATTGGAAAGGCGGTTGGAGCTGAAATTTTAGCTTTAACTGAAGAAGATATTGAGAATTGTAAGAGAATGTGTTTTGCTTTTGATGATAAATATGATCTTTCTAATATTGAAAAATCTGAAGTTGATGAGCCTAAGAAAAAGATTGATATTGATAAAAGACTAACTATGGTAAGAAAGACGGGTGATGAGGAAGAAGATGATGAATAAAAATTTACGCTTTTTATACTTAAAGAGTATAAAAAATTATATAATATTTTTTGTTTTATATTAATAAAATGTCTGTTGATTATGAATCAGTTTATAAAAATCTTAGTTCTCAAGTTAGTGATATTTCAGAAAGAAATAGATCTTTAGATAATACATCTTATTTTGAAACCCCTAAAATAAGTAAAAAAGATATAATAGCTTGTGGAGTAATGTTGTCAATTATAGCTATTGCATTAATTATATGGAAACCTCCATTTATAATGGATGTTAAATTTGGAACAAAAAAACGTGTAATAAATTATTCTAAATTGTTAGTAGCATTTTTAGTGATATCTACTCCTGTAATAGCTTTATACATATATTATTTAAGAAAGTATATAATTAATTTTTTCTGACTAGATACATATTGTTTAGAAAGTAAAATATAGCAATAACTGTTATGGCTTTGATACCTAATAATATGTAGATAGATTTTTCTGAAGATGGGACAAATCTCTTTACAAGGTCGTCTGTTTGAGGCATTGAAAATAGGATAAATAAAACACCAATAAGAATAGAAGACTTTAATTCGTCAAATATGATTTGAATCTTTCCTCTGTTTTTTTTAAATAAAGTATTAACCATATTAATTTCAGAGTGTGAGGGAATGGATAAATCAGTGGGTAATTCATCTATTATATCCGTCATATTTGTATCCTGATTAGAATAATTTATAGAGCTCATTATTAATTTTTAGATATAAATATATATTTATTTAAACCAAGTTATTTAAAATAATGTCATTTTATATAAAATGACATTAAGTGTAGCAAAATTGGAAAAATTATTTGCTTCAAAAGGGTTTTTACCTGTTAAATATTATATAATTGGTGGTATGTGTGTATATATAGAGCTTTTATATATAAAACATGCTGATACATTTTTAGTTTATATACCTTCAAAATATGAAATAGGAATATCAACAGGAAAAAATGTATATAAAATTAAAGCAATAGATATTGATGAAGAGGAACAACCGGCAGATATAGTTGAAAATACATATACAAATGTAGATTTAGTATTGAGTCCTCCAAAAGGACATAAAGAAGATATTAATAAATTACTTGAAGAAAAATATAATAAGCCTGTAACACTAAATAATGTATCAAAGGATGATAAGTATGAAATAAAAGATATACATAAACAGTTAAATAGATTAAAGTATTGCACTCAAAATATAAAGTATGATATAGGTATATTATGTAAAAATTATATAGCTACAATAAGACATGATGAAGTAGATATGTATTATATAAAAAATTATAAGGGTGAGGAAAAGAGAAGTTTTATAGTAATAGCAGATATTGAATTATTTTATGATAAAATAGATAATATATATAATGATATAGTTTTAATAAGAAATGGTGTATATTCTGTGTTAGATAAGAATGAGAAGATCCATCAAAAAATGTTAAAAAATATGATAACACAACAAATAAATTGGGATGTATTATTAGATCAGGCAATGGTAAAGAAGAAAGAGTATGAGAGACATATATCACGTTTTGAGAAATTACTAGTTGAAATGAATAATACAGAAAAGAGTAAATTAAAGAATATTAATATGATAGATGAAAAATATAACGGTATGGAAAGTTTAAATATAGATATAGAGAGATCACATGCAAAGAATAAACTTGAGAAAGAATTAAGAGATGTTATTAGGACAAAAGATGATATTGTAAAAAACTTATTAAGTTTAAAATTAGAATTAGAGGATATAATGTTGATAAGTGATAAAATATTGTTTGATAATATAGTAATGATAGATTCTATTTCAAAAAATTTAGAAAAATTATCTAAAATATCATCATAAAATTATATCTTGTATTAATATAAAATGTATCTGGTTAAAAATGGGAACCCAGAAAAGGTCAGTGTTCTTTCAACAGTATCAGGTCCAAATACTAATGAAAATAAATGGACCTCTCGTGGTGCTATTGGTATCTATATTATATTAGCAGCAGCATTTATAGCAATAGCATATCTTCTATTTCGTAAAAGAACTTTACCTTATTAGAATAATATATTTTAAATTTAAATTAAATTTAAAATAGGATTTTACATGCAACCTTTTTGAGTAAAAGAGCAACTGTTTGTATAATCAGGATATGCCTTTGCTAGAGGGCGATATCCAGCGCAGTTATTACCAGTTATAAAACCAGGTTTATTATTGTATCCGGGAATGCTTCCCCAATTTGGAATCAATACTACGTCATCTGTTCCAGGGTTGCTACCAACTACGCTTTGGTTTCTGGGTTTGTTGTTGTTATAATTACCAAGATTTGCGTAAAAGCAACCATTTGATACATTTTGAATTTCTGACATATAGTTCATTTTTTATTTAACAAAAGATAAAAAATTATATTTTTAATATAACTTTATTAAAAATACGAGTTTTTAACTATAAAAATCTAATACAACTTTATTATTTCTAAGAGTTCCTCATTTTCTTCATTTTCAATTCTTTCTACTTGTTCCTCTATTGTATCAAGAAGCTTTTCTAACTTATCTTCCATATCTACCCTCTTATCACCATCTGGATTAAATCTAATGAATATCCACTTACCACTATGAATCATATATACGTCATCATACCTAATTATTTCATCCTTTTCATCATAATCACGGTGACCAAACTCATCTGTTTCAATCGCTAAAATTGTATTACCTATCAATTTTCTATGATCTATACGTCTTCTGTGAGTGCAATCACAATCGCCTGTATATAATGGTCTATCATGAATAAAACCTTCAAACCTATCATTAATAGCATTTCTAACACGTATTTCTTTTGTATGGCCATATACTACTTTAGATCTTTCATCATCTGGAAATAGTCTTTTAAAACAAGTAACACAATATCCATCATATTCACTTCTTCCGCCTCTTGAATCAATCCAATCAATACAGTTAGGGCAGCGATTACCACCACCATGCTTTACACATTTATCAGTTTTGCCTTGGGCTTTAGATTTACAACCGGTCTCGTTACATAATTTTCCTCCACCATGTGTTACACATCTATCAGTTTTACTTTCAGCTCCAGATTCACAACCAGATACGATACAGCGTTTTCCACCTTTGTGTGTTCTACACTTAAGATATCCACCAACAGCTTGATTTTTACAATCAGGTTCATTGCATATTTTTACTCTTACATTTATCATACCATCTAGTTTGTGTGCTTCGCAAAATTTAGGCGGATCTCCAACTTTTGCAAAAGTAGCCTGTATTTTACACTCTTTTTCAATACATATTTTAGATGTTACATTTATCATTCCTTCCTTTTTGTGAGTAGCGCAATATATAGGATATTCTCCAGGTTGTGCATAACGAGGTCTTGTTAAACAATCACTCTCATTACATTTTTTATTTTTTAAATTTATCATACCATCAAGTTTATGTGTTCCGCAAAATATACGTGGCCCTCCGGTATTTCCAAAAGAAGCATCTTTTTTACAATCTCTACCTTTACATCTTGTCATTTTTCTTATATTTTTAAAAATATAAGAATTTATAAATCATTTTATTTTAAAAATAATTAAACTCTAGTATCCAAAAGATCCACCGCATGGTCTTGGAACATAAGCTGTGCATTGCCCGTTTGTGGTTGTATATTTAGAATACGCGTTTGTAATTCCAGAGTATCCATTGCAGCTTCCAGAACCCACCAATGTGTTATAGCTTGGAGCTTGATAGTTAGGAACTACCTGAACAGCCATAGAAGGAATTGTGGTGGCTAAGCAAGGGGGATTAATGCCTCCAAAACCCCCAATATTGTAGCTTCCAAGTGACGCGTAAGAACAGCTTGCACCGTTTCTTGTGCCATTTTCATTATTCATCTTTTTATTTAGTAAAAGATAAAATTTTCTATTTTTTATTTATATTTTTTTGCTTCTTCTTTAGCTATACAATCAACAATTTCATTGTATTTGTCACCATTATGAGCCCTAACCCACGACCAAATTATATGTTTATTCTCTATCACTTTATCTAATCTTCTCCATAAATCATCATTTTTTATATTTTTAAAGTCAATTTTTCTCCATCTTATTATCCAATCAGTTATACCATTTATAACATACTTGCTATCACTAAATAATTCATATGTATCATACTGGAATTCTTCGCAGAATTCTAACGCTTCTATAACGGCTGTAAGCTCCATTCTATTGTTTGTGGAAGCTCCAATACCGTCACTAAACTGCCAAATTCGTTTAGATTCTATGGCTAAAAAAGCCCAACCACTTGGACCGTTTGGTTTCAAACAGGACCCATCAGTGTATATCTTGACATTAACCATTCCTACTATATAAATAAAGGAGGTAATATAAATCAATTTTAATTTACTAGTGGTTTAATATGTAAATAAAAAAATGATTTTTTTTCTAATTTTTTAAAGATAATATCAATACATATGGACGAAAAACATATCTGGAATATTATTAAGGACCATTTTGAACAAAAAGGCCCTGCTTTTATACAACTTGATTCATATAATGATTTTGTGACAAGAGGAATAAATGAGATTATAAACAAGGAGCCGGCTCTAGTTATAGACCAAAAAGACCAAAAATATAGCATCTCATTTAGTGACCCCCACTTTGCTAAGCCGTGTGTTATAGAAGAAGATAGAAAAATGAGGTTGATAAGTCCAAACGAAGCCCGTAACCGTGATTTTAATTATGATTCAGCATTTTCTATAGATATAACAGAAACTATTACAAAGGAAGGTAAAGAGCCAGAAGTTACTGTTTATCATAGGGTTAATATAGCAAGAATACCAGTAATGCTTCGTTCATCATTGTGTAACTTATATGACAAAACTCCAGCCGAGAGGATTGCTGAGGGTGAGTGTCAAAATGATTGCGGTGGGTATTTTATTATAAGAGGTAAGGAGCGAGCTATTGTAGCACAACAGCGAGGTAATTATAATCAAGTGTATGTATATAGTCAAAAATTGGGACCTGCCACACCAGGAAAAAAGATGTCTCTTAAGTCAAAGTTTAAGTATGTAGCAGAGATTAGGAGTATGTCCGAGGAGACAGGTCATTCGGTATTAATACAGGCAAAGATTGGTTTTGATGAAAAAAGTATTGTTTTTTCTATTCCTTATATTACACAGCCAGTTCCAGCCGGTATTTTATTTAAGGCTTTTGGTTTTCTAACAAAAGAGGAGATGTGTAATTTGATTGGGTTGTCTGGTAAGGAAGCGGACAAGTATATGAATTATATCGTAAGAGATTCTTATGGTGTTGAGACACAAGAAGAGGCATTGGAGTATATTGGTAAATTTGCGATGCATATATTGGCAAAAGATAAGAGAAATCCTTATGCGTGGCAAGTAGTTGAAACAGAACTTTTTCCTCATCTTGGTATTTCAGCAACAATTAAAGAGAAGGCATTGTATTGCGGACATATGATTAATAAGTTGTTATCTACACATATGGGTCATAGAAAAGATGATGATCGTGATAATGTTTCTAATAAGAGAGTGGAAATGGTGGGAACTCTTATGCACGATTTGTTTAAAGTGTTGTTTAAGAGATTTATAAAAAATGCCGAGATTCAGTTGGAAAAGAGGACAGATGTTATCCTTACACTTTCAAGAAATAATATTATAACAGCAGGGTTCCGTCACGTGTTTGCTACGGGAAATTGGGGAGTTCAAAAGAATGCGTATGTGAGAACTGGTGTTTCGCAGGTATTGAGTCGTATGACTTGGGGAGCAACGATATCACATCTTCGTCGTATTGTTATTCCTATTGGCAAGGAGGGAAAGAACGCAAAGATTCGTCAAATTCATCCCTCTCAATTTGGCTTTCAGTGCCCGACAGAGTGTTTTGATCCTAATACACGTATTCTAATGTGGGACGGTTCTATAAAACTAGCAAAAGATATTATTGTTGGTGATGAGTTGATTGAAGATAATGGAAATAAGACTGTAGTTAGAACCACTTGTTCCGGGACAACTTTAATGTATGAGATTCAACAACTTTCAGGAAAAGAAGATAATTGTGTTAATTATACTGTTACAAGTAATCATATTTTAACATTAAAAATAAAAAAACATAAAAAGATTAGGCCTTTTCGCGGAAATTATCAATTAATGTGGTTTGATAAACCAAATCTTCGTTATAGATATAAAGAATTTCATACCATTGAAGAAGCACAACAATTTAAAGAAAAAATAGATGATGATATTTTAGACATTAATATTGAAAATTATCTTAAGTTACCAGATGGTGTAAAAAAGAATTTATATGGATTCCGTTGTGATTGTGTAAATTGGCCTAAAAAAGATGTTAAATTAGATCCTTATATATTGGGAATGTGGTTAGGTGATGGAATGAAAACTGGAAAAGCATTTGCATGTGCAGATCAAGAATTAATAGATTACTGGATAAAATGGGGTGAAAATAATGATGCAACAATAAAACACTGCGAGCGTTATAAATATGGAATAAGTTCAACTATTAACAAGACTAGTGGTAAAAGAAGTGAAAGAGCTCCTCTTAAAAAATTGTTAGAAGAGTATGATCTTATTGATAATAAACATATACCTATTGACTACATAGTTAATGACAGAGATACTCGTTTAAAACTCTTGGCGGGATTAGTAGATACAGATGGATCTGTAAGAGATAATGGTCACGAGATTCGTATAACTCAGGGTCCTAGAAATTATGCTATTATTGAAGGAGCTTTACAACTTGCTAGATCACTTGGTTTTAATTGCCGTGTAAGTGATGGAAAAAATTCTTGGACTCATAAAGGTGAGAAAAAATATGGAGAGTATAAAGAATTGAGAATTACCGGTGAATTTTTATATGAAATTCCTACTATATTGCCTAGAAAGAAATTGAATCGTTTTGATAATGAAAAGTCCAGATCTAGATGTTCTGTATTTTTGCAAACACCAATTAAAGTCATAAAGAAAGACAACGGTCCTTTTGTAGGATGGCAATTGTATGGAAATGGTAGGTTTTTACTTGATGATTTTACAGTAGTTCATAATACCCCTGAAGGAGCCACGTCTGGTATAGTAACAAACTTTTCAAATTTGGCAACGGTTAGCACGAGAGTATCAACTATTCGTGTTAGAAATATTATTGATAAAAATAAGAATCTTATAAAAATTGAAAACTTTGATCTAAAGAAGAGATTGAGTGGATCATACATAAAGGTATTTCTTAATGGTATATTGTTGGGTTTTACTGAAGATTCGGATGCTTTGATTAGTGATATTCAAAGATATAAGAAAAATAAATTGTTGGATGGGACAATTTCAGCCTCTTATGATGCTGTAGATGAAGAGGTTAGAATTTATGCGGATGAAGGTCGTTTGATGAGGCCTCTTTTTACAGTGAATCCTGAAGATAAAAAGTTGTTGATTACAGAAAGGGATGGAACAGATTGGAACATTCTTGTAAATAAAGATGTTATTAGGTATATTGATAGTAATGAATCTGAGAATTCAGTTATTGCTATGTATCCTTCAACGTTAGAGAATGAGGATTATGTTTATAATTATTGTGAAATTCATCCTAGTATGATGCTTGGTGTTATGGCATCTATTATTCCTTTTCCGGAACATTCTCCTGCTCCTCGTAATTGTTTTATGTCTAGTATGGGTAAGCAAGCGCTTGGAATGTTTGCTCTAAATCACCAGATTAGGACGGATACTGTAGTGCATGTTTTAGAATATACGCAAAAGCCTATTGTAAGCACAAAGACTTCTAATTATTTAATGTTTGGAGATATGCCATCTGGTGTAAATTGTGTAGTAGCGATTATGTGTCTTTCTGGGTTTAACTATTAGACCCTGTCAAAACAAAATTTTGGCAAGTCATCGTTATGGATGGCAACGTATTCAAATTGCGGGGAAGTCCAAAAAAATAAAATGAATTTGATTAACATCTCTATATAAAATAAACAAAAATGATAATTACATGCAAAGAATGCAAAAAAGAAGTTGAAGTTGCAAATAAAAGATTTAAATTATGTCCAACGTGTTCCAAAAATAAACAATTACAAAGATGTCGTGATTATAAAAATAAAAATAAGGATAGTATTAAACAATATAATAAAGAATACAAAAAAGAAAATAGTGAAGCTATATCCTTATATAATACAAAATATAATGTTGAGAACAGAGATAAAATTCAACAAAGACAGACTATACAACACAAAGAAAGAAGACAAACAGATCCAGCTTATAAAATGTCTATAGTATTGAGAAATAGATTTAGAAAATTTTATAAAGGAATTAGAGTAAATAGCAGTTTTATTGATTTAATAGGCTGCGTTTATGAAAATTATTTAAAATGGATAGAGTTTAATTTTGATTCTAATATGTCATGGGAAAACCATGGAGATGTATGGCATATTGATCACGTTCTTTTGTGTTATTTATTTAATCATGAAGATGAAAATGATAGAAAAATCTGTTTTAATTGGAAAAACACACGACCTTTATTAAAAGAAACAAATTTAGCGCGTAAAAAAATTGAATCAAGGGACATATTAAATCATGAAATAAAATTGCATTTTTTTGAAAAAAATAATAGAGATGGTTATAATCATATTAATTTTGATTTTGCTTATTTAACTACTAAGTTATTAGAGAAATCTAATAATGGCTCTAGCTAATCACTAGAGGTATAGTAAAAAGGTTAAATATATTAAGGATAATCCGCATCCAAGCTCCTACGTTAGAATTCTTAATTGAATATACTATAATATGGAGAAGGTTCAACGACTAGATGGATACGGGCATGAGAAATTTGGTAAATTTCAATGATTGCTCAAGATATAGTCTGTCCCGCCCGAGAGGGTGTTTAAGATTAGATAATATATTCCCATAACTAGATACAACTAGTGTATATTATCGAGACTTGAATAAAAATATTCAATATATATTTTTAGGATCAAACGTAATCAAGAAGACAGTGTAATGCTTAATAAAGACGCTGTGGATAGGGGAATGTTTAGGACAGTTTGTTATAAGACTATTGTAGATGAGGAAAAGAAGAGAGGTAGCTATAGTTTTGAGACTATTGAGCTACCTGAAGTTGAGTTGCGTAAGCGTGGTTATAATTATAATCTTCTAGATGAAGATGGAATTGTTGAGCCGGGATCGCGTGTTGAAAAGGGTGATGTTATTATTGGAAAAATATTGACAAAGAGTTCTAAAACAGGTGAGGATGAGAAGAAAGATATTAGTGTTTCAATTAATACTGGAGAAGATGGTGTAATAGATAGAGTTCTTGTATCTACTACACCTGATGGATATAAGTTGGTAAAGGTTGTTATTAGAAAAGTAAAAATTCCAGAGATTGGGGATAAGTTTGCTAGTCGTGCGGCACAAAAGGGCACGACAGGACGT